TAGGATAATTTAATGTAAATGATGTATCTGTTGTTGATACCACATTTAAATGTTTATTTGAATAGTAACTTTCATTTGTTAAAATAGTATTAAATCTATCTACAGTCTCATCAATATAAACTTTTTTAATTGTAGATTCTATGTTATAATAAAGTATTCTTGGAGTATATTCTGATATTTTCAATGTTAGTGAAGTATCTGCTTTAATAACTTCTAATCCATTTTCCTGATTGCCAAGATATTCATTTACAAAGTTTTTATCAGTATAAAGTTTAAAAACTGTGTTAGATAAAGTACTTGAGGATAAATCAAATATAACAGTATCATTTTTATATAAATCAATTTTTGGATTTATTAATCCATTGATTGATAATTTTGCAGATCCTGAACCATAAGTAACAGTTAGCGTGGTTGTAATGCCAGAAGTAACATTTAAATATACTTCATCATTAACTGATAAATTATGATTTTCTGTTGTATTTACTGTAACTTGATTGAATAAAACATTTCCAGTAACTATATCTCTATTTGTAGTAAACTTGTGTAATCCAGAAGTATCTAATGTTTGTGATGCACTAAAAAGTATTAAATTATCTGTTGACTTTAGTTGACTTCTTTCTGTTACTAATCCAATAGTATTTTCTCCAGTTTTAATAACATATAAATTTGCTAAAGTATTTAAACTTGCTCCACCATTTACTATAATTGGATTTTGTCCTGGATGATATACAATACTATCCCCAGTATTAAATTTATTATTTGGCAATAAGATTTCACCAGGAGATATAAATTTGGTAACACTTACACCATATCCTAAAGGATAAATGGTTAAAGTGTTGCCCATACCAACTGACCTATCTGTTCCAATAGAAACTGAACTAGATGGTAAGAAATAATATGAATCATTAGATTCATTTAAATTTAAAATCTTTGGATAATCAAAATAAATTTTGTTTGATAATAATGTAACAGTTACATTAGCAGCATGTGCTGGAGCAAATAGTTCCCTTTGAACATTGACTGCATTATTTTCATAATCTAATCCAACTACAGTTAAAATTTCATCCTCTATTTGAATTTTAAAATCAATATCAAAATTAAAAATAGAAGATTTTACTTTTATTGATGTAAAGGTTCCAGTTATTGATTGACTACCTAAAGATTCTGCTAAATTAGTAGTAAATGATAAAGTATTAATTTTTCTAAATCCTTCAATTTCTACAAAATTTGCATCAGATATAGAACTTATATTAACATAAGTATCATTAATTAAATTATGTGGGAGTGTAGATATTCCAATAACTTTATTATTATCATAAGTAAAAGTTAAGTTTGATATTTGATTTATTACTGAAGTTATACTATTGACACCAACACCAGACAATTCTGAAACTTCTGCAAAAGCACCAAATCCATCGGTATTTGTATTATCAAAATTAATTGCATCTAAAATGGAATAAGATTTTCCTCCATTTAAAACTAAAATATCATCTACAGACCCTAAAGAAGTATTAACTACTATACCATCATTAACTGATGAGTTGGCATTAAATTTTACATAATCATAATAATTATCTTTATTTTCTACCCCATATGGAAGAGTATGTTTTACAATATCTAAATTGTTAAAATTGATAGATTGATTAATTTTAAGATTAAAATTATCAGACTCAATTACAAACTTGTAAGTATCTCCAATAATGTATGGAAATACTGGAATCCTATTATTGGTCATAGTGCAGAAATATGCATAAACCCCATTTGGATATTCTGGAGTTATGCAATATCTTCCATTGTGTTCATCCAAATCTCCTAATCCATTAATATATTCATAATCTTCAATAAATGAATATGTATTTGGGGTTTCTTTATTTTGTTTTAAATTATAGCTAGAAGTTAATCTTTTTATGCCACCAGTTCCATCTGAGTTTTTATATCCATCTGGTCCATAGATTGGACAACCATCATATGCCCATCCAATAATTTTAGAATGGACTGTAGGAGGATTTGTAGTTGTTACTGATGGGATTCTAAATTCAGTAAAGAAATTGGAATTGGTTAAATGGAATATTCCAAAAATATTTCCAAACAAATTATAATTTTTTCCAAGTAAAACACCATCAATAGTATTTGATAGTGCAAGTTTATCAATTTCATTTAAAGTCCAAGATTGTAATTCAGAAGAAACTTTTAAATCTTTCCCTACACTAATAATATTAATTCTTGTGGTATTATCATATCCAACGCCTGGATTTACTATGTTTACAGAAACAATTTCTCCATTTACTATGTTGGGTTCTAAAACTGCTCCATATCCTGTTCCAACTACTTGGAGTTTAATAGAATTAAAATAATTTGTACCTTTAGTTTTTACTAAAACTGAATTAATTTCTCCATTAAAAATTAATGCTTGTATAGATGCACCAGACCCAACTAATTCTGAAACTTTTGGAGAATAATTAAAATTAACTATAGAATCACTACCATATCCTGATTTTGATTTTACTACATTAACTGTATCTACTTTTCCTAAAACAATTGGTTTAATTGTAGCTGGTGTTCCTATAAAGTTATTTGAAATATCTTTTTCTAATGCTCCAGAAATATTAACAGTTATTGGAGAATATTCAAAATAATGAATAGATGTAGAATCTGATGCTCCAAAATTTACAGTACTAGTAGATGTTTTGCTTGTTTTTAATTTAAATTTATTATTATCAAGTTTTTTAACATAATATTTTGTAGTTGTTGAAAGATTATTTAATGCAGTGCCAGTAAATGAATAGAATACCTCATCATTTTCTATTAATCCATGATTTTGAATTATAAAAATATTATCAAAATAATTTACACCTTCTTCATATGTAAATAATTTCTTATATTTAAATTCTAAATTTCCACCAACTATATTGACTTTATCTATTACTAATTTTTTATCTACCCCAACAAATCTTTGTATTCCAGTTCCTGTAGATCTCAAATTAATGGAATTCCCAAGTAAAGCATCATTTTTTGTAGATGCTAAAGCAAATGAATTTCCATTATTTAAATTAATTATATAATAAGTTCCATTATTAATTAATGACCCATCAGCATCAACTAATCCAATAGGAATTGGGGTTTGATTAAAAGATTGGTATATAACAGCATCTCCAGTAACAAATCCATGAACAATATCAAATCTTTCATTAATTGTATTGACAATTGTAGGATTGGCAGTAGAACCAGCATTAAATTCTATTATTTTAGATTTTAATTTCATCTTCACATCAGTTTTTACAGTTCCATCAGTGCCTCCACCAGACAATGTAACTGTTGGTGTGGTTTTGTAATTATACCCAGAATCTGTAACAATAAGTTCAGTTAAAGTTCCAGTCATATTGGAAACTAAAACAGTTTCTGTATCACTACCAAAATCTACTTCATATCTTGGGGGATTAGTAATGTCATAATCAATTCCACCATTTAATACATTTATTTTATTAATTTTTCCATAATAAATTTTATCAAATGATTTATAATTTTGTAGTTCAACGCCATTAACTAAAATACCAATGTTTCCTGGTGGAGATACTTGTTCTTCTGTAGGAACAGTTAAGATTTTTGGTATTTTCTTAAATGATTTACTAGATGTAAAGTTATTATTGTATAAATTAAAATCAATTAATGTTGAAATGCCAACTGGTAATGTAACAAATGATCCCAAATGAGCACTTTCTGCTGAATATGCCAAATTAATAGTGTCTGTATCTACAACTTTGACATAAAAAGATTCTCCAGTAGAAAATCCTACATTATAAGCATCAATAAGTGTTACTAATTCCCCGTCATTAAAATTATGTAACCCATTTAATGTTATTCCAATTCCAGTAAATGTAAATTCTCTCTTGTATGGGGTTATATTGCTAAAATTGGGGAATCCATTAGATGTTATGTAATTATAATTATCATCTTCATAAGAATCTTGTATATTTGATGTAAATTTATTATTGATTTCTGGATACTGTATTGATAATGATTTCTTTAATACTCTCTTAGCTACTATTTTTTTACCAATACTATCAGTTCCAATTCCAGAAACACTTAAAGAAAACTCTTTTTTTGAAAGTACATTTACTGTAATATTTGAGTTTCCTACAATTAATTCATCTGTGTTATAATTATAAAGGCTAATGGAATCTCCAGTCTTTAATTTGTGATTATATAAAGTTCTACAAATACCATTTGATAATCCTAAACCTTCTACATCTACAGAATTTAAAGTTTGTTTTACTTTTCCACAATATACAGTAAGTGGATGGTTGTAAATTAAGGTTTTTGTGAATCCATTATCAGATAAACTACCAAGATTTTCTACTTGAATAGGATCTTTTTCTGTAGCATACAATGCATTAGTTTCTTTCAATCCAGATAATAATGGAAGAATTCTTAAAGTTACTTGTTGATTTAACTCAGTATCATAAGCATAAACATAGTTAGAACCATATACTTCATATTTTGGTAAAATATTTTGAGTTAAACCTAAACAATTTAAAAATTGATTATTGGTTTTGTCTGTATATGTTACAGTGATGCCATTTATAATCAAAGTTCCTGTATTTGGGAAACCTATGGTAGAATTTACAGTAATAGTAGACTCATTAGCATTAACAGTTTCTACTACATAAGTCTTTGGTGTTTCTACAAAAGTTCCACTAATAGAACCTTTAGAACTTAAATTATTAGAATACCCTGAAAATAGATTTAATTTGTAATAAATTTTATTATCTAAGTAAAATCTATCTACACTATAGATGGATCCATTTGCAGATAAAATAGATCCATCAGTTGATGCATCTTGATAAAGAGTTTGTCCATCTATTTTTGTAGGATTTCCACTAATTAATTCACAAGCAAAAGTTTCACAAACTACCCATTTATCATCAGAACTGGTAAATGTTAAATTTCCAGGTTTAATTACTTCTACATTTTCTCCATACAAAACTTTAAATAAAATTTTGTATGCTTCATCTGTACCTTTTGATTGATAAAAGGTCTTTACCTTACTAATAAAGTTTTGTGGGTTAATTTGTGGGTCAAAAATAGCATCTTCAAATCCAGGAGAAAATTGATATTTAATTTTCCTAAAAAATTCTTGTAAGAAAAGATTGCTTAAATTATAGACAATTGATGTTAATAGATGCTCATTAGCATCTGTTTGGGAAAACTTTAAAAATTCTGGATTATTATCAGTTGATAATGATTCTATTCCACTAAATCCTCTGATACATCCAGTAAAGGAGTTAGTAGTAATTCCTGTATATGTAATAATTTCATCATCAATTTTTAAAAGACCATATTCTTTTGGCCATCCATTTGTAGAGTCTACATTAATAACATCATCAAAGAATTCTACAACAGAAGTTAAAGTGGTATTGGTAATTAAATTTGTATTATCAAAAGTATCTACATTCTTATATTCTATTAAATTTTCGGCAAGATCTATTGAAGAACTTTGAAATTCTTGTGAAATGTAATATTGTTTTAAAAATTCTGAAAAATTTGGATTCTCTGATAAAATAAACTCTGGTATTTGGTTTGCAACAATATCATTAATTTTAACTACTTTTTTATTTTGATCCATTTTAACTTCTTATTTTTGTATCAGAGAAATAACTTGACTCAGGGGTAAATCTACTACCAGATGCATTTTCTCCAGAAGAAATAACATCTTTTACCATTGAAATTTTACTGCTACCAACATCCAATTTAAGATAAATTGATTTTTTAGCAATTACATCATTTGATGATGGTATAGCATCTATTTGAATAATATTATTTGCTAGAATAGTAGAAGATACATTTATATTATCTATATTAATTTCACCAGTGGTATAATCAATTTTACCAACACTTCTAACTTTAATAACCACTTCATTATTTTCTATGGCAAATAAAAATAAAGTTCCAGTTAATAAATCTGAATTTGGAGAATCTCCAATATAAAGTGTGGATGTACTACCATTAACTGTAAACCCAGTTGACCTAATATTATAATTTTTATTGGTTACATTGAATGAATTTTCAAAACAAACTCTATAATTTGTTGGACTATTAATTAATGCACCAACATTTCTTCTAATTCTTACTTTAGTAATGTTGGAAGTTATTGCATTACTGGTAGAATCTATAATTGATGTTACTTTACTATACTTAAATCTACCACCAAACTTATTTAAATCTGTGGAATTTGAATAAGTTGTTAATGAATTGTTTACTTTAGCGTTTAAATCACTTACTGAAGAGACTAAATTGGAATTATAGTAAACTGATGACTCTAATTCAACATAAAGGACATTAATATCAACAAATTCTACTTTAATCCCAGCAATACTATATTTTTTAAGTGATGTTAATATAGATTCTTTAGTAGATTCTGCCAAATAATCTGAATTTTTTGGTTTTGCTGCTAAAAATACCTTTCCATATTGTGGAGGACTTAATTCTTCTCCACCATAAGCAGTAACTGATTCTATGTTGGGGTAAATTGATGGTAAAAGTGCCTCATAATCCCCTGCAGTGACTGCTCTATACTGTGCAGCATACAATCTAGGGGCATAGTACCTTACAGACTCTGTAGACTGTATATTGTCTCCATTAGAAGATGGTGTATTTGTTACTATAATATTAGTTTTTTGACTGATATTTACATCAGTGTCATCTACAATATTCCCAGAGAAGGTAAAATTAGATGCTCCATTACCTGCTGGACCATTTGTGACAATATATGAGATATCAACTTGATCACCATTGCTTAATTTTTTACCAAAAATGCCATCACCAAAGAAAATTTCATATTTCTCATCAGAAACTTCTTGTACTAAGTAAATTTGTGAGGTGGAATTGATATTGAGAATGTTATCTATTGCATAATATTCCTCTGTAGTGCCCCCATTCATCACATTTACTCTAATTGTAGAGGTATCTACATATGGATTTGGAATAATATACTTTTGATTTGGTTGTGAGGAATCTACAGTAAAGGTCTTTGTTAGTAAAGTTCCTTCATAAATGTCTATATTGGAGAAAACTGCCTCTCCATTAGCAACTCCAACAGTAATATCTTCTGGAATTGAAAAAATATAACTTGTATTATCTAAGTTACCAGTACAAACAACACCTGCCTTTAAAGTTGCTTGTTTTTTGGTAGTATCAATACCAGTTAATATAAATGAAATATTTGCTTTTGCTGCTCTTCTGGACAAGGGAACAAACCCTATATTCCTTGCCAGAGACACCACGTTCTCCCTCAAGGTGGCACTATCAAGGAATGCCTCATTGGCTACCATATTGGTGTTATAGGCAGTCAGATAGGCATTATATGCAAGTACATCTATAAGAATAGAAAAGTTAGAACCTTCAAAATCAAAGTCAGTAAAGGTTGAATTTGCCCTCAGGTAATCTTTAATGGATGCTCTAATCTGATCAAAATCTAGATTAGTAAACTGTGTAAAAGCCATTAGTATCTAGTTGGTTGTAATATGAAATTGATTGCCTGAGTTGGAACTGCAAGTCCAACAATATCATAAGTTATAGTGACATCTAGTTCATTATCTTCAGGATATACTGCAACATCAACTGCCCTAACAGTAACTCTTGGTTCAAAGTTTGAAATAACAGTTTTAATTTCTTCTTGTAATGGGTCTACAATACCACTATCTGCAAGTTCAAAAAAGTAATTTTCTACATTAGACCCTAAAAGAGAGTTGAAGAATCTTTCTCCAACTCTTGTTCTCACCAAATTAACTACAGAACGCTTAATTGCATCTTCATTAGTAAGGGTGCCAATATCATTTGTCACAGGATGCCTTAGAAAAGACAAGCTGATATCTTTAAATCCTCTTGATATATTCTCTAAAGGCACCTTTAATTACTTAATAAGTTACTTTTATTTATTGAGGTTTTCCATAAACTGGTTCTGTTCCATATTCCCAATCATCATAATCTTCATCATTACGAATAATAGCATGAAGTTCTGCTTGTTCCTTTAAATGATGCTTATTTTTTGCAACATCATCATGCATAATCTCTTGAATTGTCTTTTTTTCAAGTTTTACATTATAATCAGTCACCAAATTTGTGGTCCCCCACATCTGGTACATGTAATTTTTGTCTCTATCTACAGGTAAATTGGACATTTGCCTCCTAATTCATTTGAATTAGAACTTTTAAAGGGGTTGCTATCCCTTAATACTCTATATATCCATTAAAAAAGGACCTAGAAGGTCCCTTAAAATTAATTTCCTTGTCCTCTATAACGCTTTCTACGACCATTGCTTGAAGTGGCAGAAAGACTAGTATTCTGAGAACGTCCTTGACGTGTTTTTTTAGGTTTACTTTCAATAACTACTTTATTAGTCAGTGATGGGCGTTTTGTCATAGTGTTTATTCCTCAATATCACCTATACATTCTACCACAAGGTCTTCTGGATTGGGAAGCCCCGTGTCATAAAATTGTTGGGAAAGGTCATCCATTGTTTCAAACATCTCATCTTGAGAAAGATTTTGATAGATGACCCTACCATTACAAAGAATTCTAAATGATTCTTGTTTTTTCATGACCTACACGAACTTGTGGATGACACCAAATTTCAAATCCTGCTTTCTTTGCATCAAGACAGAATGAAACATCTTCGCCACACATATCTTGAACTTCTCCAGAGTCAAATACTTGCATCTTAGGAGCAAACCAAGGATACTTCATCATTTCATGCTCAAAGACACCTTTCTTAATCAAGGTCCAACCAAATCCAGTATAATCTACAGTAAATGGTTTTTTCCTATTCTGAATGGTATCTACCATCTCATGATTCATAACACCACCATTCTTTTTAAAGTCATCCTCTTCTAACCAGTGTGCAACTGAGGTGGTCCTACCATCCTCTGTAGCATACCAACCAGCAGCAATGTCCTTATCCATATCAAAGACAGCCCAGAAGGCATTGGTGTTGAATACAATGTCACTATCAATCCAGAGTTGATAGTCATAAGTTAACTTACCTTGCCAGGGAATTTGATCTGGTCCTGCAAGTACATTGGCACCAAGTACTTTACAACGTGCAAAGTTCACCATAGAACTATAATCTTGAGAAATCTGAATAGATGCTCCAGATTGTACTAAATCAAAACAAAGTTGCACAAAACTCTTTAGGAAGGTATAAGATACTCCCCTTCCAGGTAAACAAAATACAATACTCTTACCTTTAATATTTTCCTTACACCTTTCAATGTCAAACAATGGTTGTTCTTCTGGTTCAGGTGTTTTTGCTTTTACAGTAAATCCTTTAGCCATAACTTAAGTCAATTTTTTATATTGGTACGTACCAATTCAATGATACTACCTTATTTATCCTATGTCAATATTGATTAAACCCCATACCTTCCTCTGGTTGCATTAAAGTTTTGTGAGATTTCATCTGCTGTCAGTGCTCTGTTGTATATTGATGCTTGTGCTATGTTTCCTGTTAATGGTCTAGATCCAGATTGCCATGCACCCAAAATCACATTATTTGTTGTTACATTTACGTTACTTGCCAAACTTTGCCCAAGAACACCATTGATATAAATGTCCAGTGTTGTTCCTTGAACTCCCGTAAGCATATACCATTGACCAACATTAAGTATTGGAGCAGCTTGATGGTATACTGAACCATTATAAAAATAAGGTCTATTATCGTTTAATATTGCCAAATGCCAAGCATTGGATGCAGAATCTACTATATGTTGAAGTAATGAACCAGCATTTATTTTCACCCAAGCATTTACTGTTATTTTTCCAGCACTTATTGAAGGAGTTCCGCAATTCACATAATCATCAACCCCATCAAAAACAATAGACCCCCCATTCGCACTACTATAAGTCGGTCCATTTACAGGAGTTCCAAAGTTACCATTATTGGATATATCTGTAAGTCCTGAAATCGCAGAACCACTAGAAGTAGATAAAGGAGTAAATGTAGTGGAACCTACTGAAGTAAATGTATGAATGGTATAACCACCACTAGAAGTAACTGCTCCCCCTATTGCTTTTTGTGGTCCTGGATATCTTACGATTACTATACCGGAACCACCTTCACCACCAATTTTGTAGAGGTCAGCAACTCCACCTCCTCCACCACCAGTATTTGAACTACCATTTCCTGGAGTAGTTCCACCACCATGAGGACCATCACCACCATTTCCCCCACCACCTAATCCACCATACCCATAGGAAGTGCCATTTGCGTATCCAGGATAAACACCAGCACCTCCACCACCACTATAATAAGTTTGAGTGCCAGAAATATTATAAGGCAATCCATCTCCACCAGAGTTATTAGATAAACCTTTAGCAGTTCCTCCAGCACCTCCACCACCTCCTCCATAATTAATTTCTCCATTATTTGATCCTCCAGCAAAACCTTGCCCAGATGTTGCACTACCACCAGTTGCACTCACGCTCCAGTTAGTTCCTGCTCCCCCAGAACCTCCACTACTACCATTATTTGGATAAGATCCTCCTCCTCCACCACCAATAGCAGTCAAAGAACCAAATACAGAATTTCCACCATTTCCTCCACCGTTTGGAGAAGTTCCTGCAGCAGTATTTCCACCACCAGCACCACCAGCACCAACAGTAACAGTAGCAGCAGAACCAGGAGTAACAGAAACTGCAGAACTATAGATTAGTCCTCCACCACCTCCTCCACCTCCGTGCCAAGAACCTCCTCCTCCACCACCAGCAACTACAAGAACTTCAACGGCACTCAGAGTACTCTTACTGCTATTCGCAGCATCAAGTGAAAGAACTAATCCAGATGTTGCTATTTTTGGTCCTCCGTGTACTGCCATTAGATTAAATACCTACCACGAAGGGCATTAAAGTTTTGTGAGATTTCTGCTGCGGAGAGTGCTCTGTTGTATATTGCAAATTTTGCCAAGTTACCAGAATAGTTACCAGCAGAACCTCCATTAATATTACCTATTGTAAATGTAGTCCAAGTAAAACTGGAATTTGTGTCTCCCATAACTGTTGATATCAAAGTTCCATTTCTATAATAATCAATATACCTATTTGTATTAAATCTATATACAGCAACTATTTGATACCAAGTATTTGCAGACAATCCCATATTTACATTTGGATTACTAGGCCACCATTCCAAATATCCAGGTGAATAATTTCTAAGGACATTTACTTGTCCTGGTGCAGAATCAAATATACCAACTGGAGTGCTTGTTGTACTATTAATCCAAAACTCAAAAGTAATGGGCAAACTTCCTGGACTTGATACGGGTGTGCTTACATAATCATTACTTCCATCAAAAGCAATAGACCCAGCATTTGCACTACTATATAATGGTCCATTTGTCAGTGTTCCAGTGTTATTATTACCACTTAAATCAGTCCAAGTAGTTCCTCGTGTTTTTGTGGTTGCTGTTGTTGGATAATAAGGACCTACTGATGAACCTCTTTCTAATTGTGCTCCCCAAATATAAAGTTGAGCACCAGATACTGCTGGAATACAAGGATACCAACCATTATTAGTTGTTACTGTTGCAGTAAGAGAAAATCTTTGCCAAGTAGTTGTTGCAGTAAGTGTTGGGGATTGTGTAGTTCCATCTACTCCATTATATGAAATCATATTAAATGTAGTTGTTCCAGTAACTGCCCTTACCCAACAAGATAATGTATATGTTCCTGATGCACTTGTAGATTGATACAAATATTCTGAACCCAGATTTACTCTAGATGCAGTATCTGCAGTAAGAGTTCCATCAGGTGCAATAGCAGTATTTGAAGTTATACTAAATCCATTTTGTTTTGCCCAAATAGCATTATCAAACTGCTCACTATAAGTAAGCAAGTTCTCGGTATTATCACCATAACTTTTGGTATTTCCAGCATCCAGTGCTAATACCAATCCATTCATCACAATACTTGGACTATGTGCTAACACTTACATTTCCTCCATAGGTTTAGTCCATTCTTCTGTTGCTAAAATCACCAAAATCTCCTCATAAGTATAAGGACCTTCTGCATCTTCAATATCAACAACAAATGCAGGTTCTTCACCATCCCATTTCACAAATGTCTTGGTTTCATCAACACTTTTTCTTACAGTCTCTTTTGAAGTCTCACACACCTGGGAGAAATCTACTTTTGGTAGTTCAGTAACTGGAAAAATAAGAAAGTTTCTATCAGAGTACATAATAGTTTTTTAGGTATTTATATTGAGAACCTTGAACGGAGAGCATTAAAGTTTTGTGATATTTCATCTGCGGAGAGTGCTTTACTGTATGCTTTAACTACTGCTAAATCACCATTAAATTGATATCCAGTTTGGCCCCCACCAAAAGAACCCAACCCAATACCAGATCCTCCAGTATTGACACTGTAAGAAACAGTATCTGAAGTTACTAAAGAACCATTTATATAAGTTTTACGAGAACCACTAGTATAAGTTCCCACTACTTGATACCAAACACCAGTAGTCATGTAAGTAGATGTAGTTGTATATTGTGAATTCCCAGCGTGTCTCCACACAATAGTTGTTCCTTCTTGGAACAAAGAATACTGACTATTAACTGTTCCTTTTTCAAACCAAAAACCATATTGTGAAAGAGCATTTGTTCTAACCCAAACCTCTACACTAGGAGTTTGAGTATCGTGAATAGATGAAGATGGAAACTGAATACCAGAACCATTAGATCCATTAAATGAAATGTGACCTGGAGTAGAACTATATGAAGCAAAACTACCAGAATTACTTGCTAAAGCGCCACCAATATCAGTAAAAGAAGTTCCTGAACCAGAATATGATTTGACATTTTTGGCATCAAAACAAAATACAAGACCATCAGTGACTATACGAGGATTATAACTTATTCCCATTATATCTTTTTGTTTTTATTTAGTTCTTTATGAGAGAGATACTGCCAGAGACAAAGCGCCATAAATCCTCATAAATCCTCATAAATCCTCATAAATCCTCATAATCACTCAAACACCTCAACATCACTTACAGAAAATCCACCTTTCAGAAGATAGTAAGTTCTTAATTGCAGAGCACTCATATCACTATTCACAGGAAACTGAATCCTTACTGTAGCACCATCTACAATACTTGAAAGAATAACCTTGTATCTATTCATTGTATTTTCTCCCCCCAGATCCATTCTGTGGCACCTGTAGGATTGGGAAGTAATTCATAATATTCTGTTTCATGTCTATTCATCATCAGATAATGAGTGCCATCCATACGCTCACATACAAAATCAGATACATGGGGCGTGTATAATTTTGCTCTGATAATCTTATCGTTTTTGTTCAGCATAAGTAATCACAATTTTCTTATAAGTTTTTCTGGGGTCCAGACAATCTACATATTCTACCTTACCCCCCAGTAACTAAGATTGTCATGATTGGTTATTTTTAATTGAATATTTTTCTAAAATTTCTGGAGAATATTGCCCTATCACAGTTTCTTGCGCCCTATCTTCTTTATCTTCTCTCTTTTTTTGCTCAAGATTATAAACTCGATTTCTAATCTCTGTTGATGAATATTGATGTCTTCTCAAATGATAATAAATTTCAACTCCATTATCAATACAATATTGTTTACCAGTCACTTCAATATGCCTATATTCCTCACTCAAGAAACGAATATGAAATGTTTGAGTTTGAATCAAATTAAGTAAATCTGCTTCAGTCTCATATACTAGAATTTCATCCACATATTTACATCCCTGCAGTTGTATATATCTTTCATATACAGACTGTACTGGTTTATTTTTAATTCCAGGTCTATCTATTGAAGGATCAACTTGAAGTGCTACTTTCAAATAGTCACACAGTTCTTTTTCCATTTTTAGCATTGTAACATGCCCTGCATGGAAAAGATCAAATGAACTGCAATTAAAACCGATTTTCATACAAAAAAAACTTTTAATTTATTATACCAAAAAAGGAGAGTTTATGCAACTCTCCTCTAGGTCATTCAGGCTCGCCACCAATTCTTTAACTGGAAATTGGAAACCAGGCGGGAGAGAGTCCCATCCGCACCAACGTCATTTGAGAGATGCCGTAAACTCATAACAGGGTCATATTGACTCCACCAGTAATTTGCAAAGTCTATCAATATTCTGTTTTACTAATACATCCTTCATAAGATACTCACCAATCTCTTTTGTATATGTTGTCTGATCTTCAATGCTCATTAGTATTTCTCCAAACTATAAACGCCATTCTTTTCTAAAATAGCAGAACAGGTATCGACAAAATCTCCACAACACATATACATCATCTTACCAAATTTACGAATGTTTGCATGATGAATGTGTCCACAGATAATACCATCATACTTCTTATCTTGTTGAATGCAATATCCAACAATATCATTCTCATACTTATCAATATATCCTTTACCACGCATAGTATTCTTTAAAAAATGAACTAAAGAGAACCTAAGATAACGATTTAAAAAAAGACTCAATGGCGTAATAAACTCATATCCCCAGTTAAACATTAATTGCTTCCATGAACCAGAAGAATACTCAGAGTGCTTATCGCCATGCGTGCAAAGATACTTATTACCTTGATTATCCTTATGAACATACTCATCGCACATCATAAAGTTCTTGTGCTCAAAATTACAATACCTTCTAACTACTCCCTCATGATTGCCAAGAACATAAACAACTTCAGTACCCTTTTTACACAAATCTAAAAGTGCATGAACACATTCAGTATGTTCACGTTTCCATCGTGTTCCATACTTTTCCATACAATAGATGTCTATGATATCTCCAACCATCACAAGTTTCTTAGTCTTAATCCCTTTAAGAAACTTTAAGAATTTCTCAGTATTACACCTATCTGTTCCTAAATGAACATCAGAAATAAAAACAGTATCAAATGTCATTGCTACCTCCTTTTAAATCCTCCATAACTTCATCCATTGAATAAGTCTTTACCTTACCACTCTTTACATCTTCTGCTATCTGCATTAGATACTCAAGAAATTCTTTTGAATATACAGTATCTTCTCCTAATGACCACCAGAACCATTCAATACATTCTGCTTCTGGGTCTTCTACTGTTCTAGGCAAATCATAATCCTTATAATTCCCTCCCATTAAATCTCCCCATATCCTAAAGGCACCTCCAATACTCTGCCATCCACGCATCCAACAGTGTCCTACCCAATACTCAACCCAGTTCATTCGTCATCCTCAATACTAATCACAAACTCTTCTATCTCATAATCTATAGAAACTATGTCCATCATCATGGAAATATCTGAGAGTGTCTTCTGGCATTGTGCCATAGTACCCTCACAAAATATCCTATCTCTGGCAGTCAACTTACAGTTCATTTTTTACCCCCAAAAAATTTTTTTACATAATTGGTCACAACTATATTTACAGTTTCTCTAAGGCAGCTCACAATATAACGCACCTCATCTAATGGACTTATAGTAGTTCCATAACCCCTCTCATAGAGCAACCTCACAGGATTTTTTTTACCCCAAAAAATTTTTTTATTCATCTTTATATCGTTCTCTCTGTTTCAAAGGTTTGTAGGTTAGGGTAGTTGTGGTTTTTCGCATTACCCCACAATAACCCACACCAACACCCCCACATACTGCCAATTCACTATAACACAGGACTGCACATTTGTCAATAGGTATAGCTCACTGTGTTTTGATAAGAATACTCACAGGACTGCACATTCACTGTTAAATATACCCCACTGTGTGCCACTGAATATACCTGTGGAAAAATAGTTTTCCACAATTTACTATAGTTTTCCACAGGTTTTTCCACAGGTTTGTAATAGTTTTCCACAGGTATATTCACTGTCATTTGCTATACTGTCAAGGGGGCATGTGCCAGTATTTGCAGTGTCTCTGGGGTCTTGACATTTCTGGGAGTTTGTGATAGAATGTGGGCCAAGATCACAACAACCAGAGGCATTTACTGAGTATCACACAATTAACACACTTTTTCCACAGGATATACACTTACTTGTGGAAAACTACTATACATTTATTCACACATTTAATTGATTTCAGTTATATCCTGATTTCACTACATTTCACCACTGATCTATATCTAATTTGCATTCCATATCATTCAGCAACTCAGACACATAACTAAACTCTAACCAGGGAGTTTCCTTGCTATAACTGGGATCAGTAGTTTGTGCAAAATGCAATACCTTACTCCGCAAGAGTTCTAGTGCAACAAGGATTCTCTCTGCATCCTTTTTACACAGTTCAATTTGGAATACTTTGTTTTGTTTAGTTTGTGTCATATTAGGTCTAGACTAAGTGTGCAGGAGAACCACAAGATTGATAGAAGATGACCATTCTTTCTGCCTCCTCTTTAGTGTCAAAAGATTGTACTCTCCATTCACAATCATTGTAGGGGACTTGATACTTAACTTGATACATTTCAGTTACTTTGTACTGCATAGTTTTGTACTTTCTTGATTGCAGTTGTGATACTTGTGGTTAGGAAGATGCACCTATCATTATGACACACAGCATACACAGGTTGTTTAGTCTGGATGTCAAAAGTGTACTTAATAGTCATTAGTTTAGTTCAGAGAGTTTGGAGCATTTCATTGATTTCAATCTTGTTCACTTTGGGGTCAGTAAATGATACTCCATCAGGAGTTTCTTTCACCCCACAATCATAGAACATTTCACACAGTTCATTGTATGAATCACAACCTTGTTCAGCATCATAAATGGATGCATCATTTTGAATCCAAAGTGATACATTCCAGGTCTCATAATTTGCCCAACCATTGTAACCAGTTTCCAGGATATTGGTTTGGAAAGTGTTAGTCATTTGGTCAGAAGTGGTTTTTTGATTTATCATACATGTATGATAGCATGGATTCAGGCATTTCGGTAAATATAGCGACCAGTTTCACAACTGGCACATC